TCGCGACCTATCTCGGGATTACTGTTGCGACCACCGCGGAAACCACGTTTTTAACGGCGTGCGCGGCAGCGGCCAACGAGTTTATTTATCGTCGGCGCATTGAGTCTGGATACCTACAAGACTCTTTGACGACAGCACCAAGCAACGACGTCAAACTCGGGACGATCATGTACGGCGCAGCTCTTTACCGGCAACGCGGCTCGATCGACACATTCGCAGGGTTCGACGGAATGAGCACCGCACCGATCACCGGACTATCACCGATGATCAAACAACTCGTCGGCATTGACCGCCCACAGGTTGCCTAATGTCGTGGCCCGACCTATTCAATGAAGGCATCGACGACCTAGCGACCACACTCGCAACGATCTCGGGGCTACGCGTCGTCACCAACCCCAAAGACATCAACCCACCGTGCGTGTTCATTAACGCCCCGTCAATCGACGCATGGAACTACAACATTGCAAAAATGGAAGTCCCGGTCGACGTGGTAACACTTGGCCCGGCCTCGCTTGACGCCCTACGGGACATACTGGCGATCGTTGCCAAGCTGTTAACCAAAAACGTAGCGGTCACGTCAGCAACCCCGGCAGTATTCGAGGTCGGTTCACAGACATACGCTTCGTATCGTGTTATTATCCCCATGCAGGTACAAACATCATGAACGAATACGAAATTATTTCAGAGCGTTGCGGCGAACCCGGCACAATCTTTGAACCCGCCCCGGGTGTCAATCTTGACGCGTTAATCCAATACGGTTTTATTAAACCGAAATCCAAAACCAAAAAAACCACCGAGGAAGTGAGCGACAATGGCTAGCTCGTATTATCTGTCAAACCCCGTCGTGACCGTTAACTCGGTTGCGTTAACCGATCAAGTGACCGCCGCGTCGTTCATGCGTCGATACGATCAACTTGAATCAACATCGTTTGGCGATACTGACCGCAAGTTCACAAAAGGGTTAGAAAACAACGAACTAACCCTGACGATGTACATGTCATACGCATCATCCGAAACGTACGCCACACTTGCTGGCCTTGTCGGCACTACCACCACCGTACGAGTTCAACCCGCAGCGCCACCAGACTCAGCCACCAACCCCGGTTTTATTTTGACGGGTGCATTCCTTGCTGAACTGCCAGTCATTAACGCCACTATGGGCGAACTTTCTACAATCGACGTCACGTTTGTCGGCGGGGTTTTTTCCGTCGACGTTACCCCATAAGGAACACAGATCATGGCAACTTCCACCTATCTCGCCGCCGCAAGCGTTGTTATCAACTCGACGCTTGATTTCTCGGATCAAGTGCAATCAGTGACATTTACTCGACGAGTTGATCAATTAGAAGGTACAGCTATGGGCGACACCGCCCGAAAGTTCGTATCGGGTTTGGGCAACAGCGAGTGCACAATTACGATGTACATGTCATACGCGGCATCAGAAACGTACGCCGATCTCAAAGACCTAGTAGGTACTACATGCACTCTCGTTGTTAAACCAACATCAGCTGCAGCATCAGGCACAAACCCCGGTTTTACATTGACTGGCACGTTCCTCGCTGAACTACCGGTCATCAACGCCACTATGGGCGAATTAAGCACTATTGACGTCACGTTCACAGGTGGCGCATACACCGCAGCCGTCTAACAAAACCCTTTACCCGGCGAAAGGCCCAACATGAAATTAACCTTACGCGTAGACATTGGAGACGGTGCCTACGAAATTGACACAAACCTTGCCGTTATCGTGGCATGGGAACGCAAATACCGCCGCAAGGCAAGCGATCTTGCACAAGGTATCGGCATGGAAGACCTTGCCTACCTTGCTTATGAAGCAAGCAAACGAAACAAGATTGTCGTCCCAGCCGAGTTTGACAAGTTCATCGACAAACTCATAACACTTGAAGTAGTGAGCGAGGAACCCGAAAACCCTACCGAACAGGCACCTACCGACACGGACTAGCATCGCTGTTAGTTGCTATCGGTTGGTGGCCGCATGAGATAGAGTTCACTACTGACGACCTAGCCACGGTTACAAAGATTTTGAACGATCAAAGAAAGCGGCTCTAATGAAAAGCACAATGCAAGTGCAAGGCATCAAAGAGACACTTCGTGAACTCAACAAAATTGACCCAAAACTACGGCGTCAGATCACCAAAGAGTTCAAGAAAATTGGCGCCCCGGTCGTTAATGAAGCTAAAAACATGGTGCCACAAACCCCGCCGCTATCGGGTTGGGGTCGTGTATGGCAAACACCCGGCACACGGTTTCAGATGTTGCCGTGGGACGACGCAGCCGCCCGTAAAATGATCGACACCAAAGTAAGCAGCAAACGCCCCCGCGAATACCGAGGCGTTGTGCGTGATCTTGCGGTGGTAGCGGTGCGGTGGCGTGGCGCGGTTAACACCGTGTTTGACATGTCACGGGACCCGGAAACCCCGCAAGGCGCCGTCATGATCGACGGGTTAAACAACCGGTATGGCCGGTCTAGCCGTGTGATGTGGCCTGCAATGGAAAAGCACAAAGACACCGTAGAGAATGAGATCGAACAGCAAGTTCGGGTTGTTATGGCGTCAGTAGATCGAGCGGTGAAGTAATGGCTATTCGGATACCGATTATCAGCGATTACTACGACGGCGGCGTTAAAAAAGCACAGCAATCATTCAAGGATTTAGCAAAAAATGCGGCGCTTGGCGCGGTGTCGTTTGGCGCATTATCAGCGTTTATTGGGAAAGCAACACAGGCCGCGATCGCCGATGAAAAAGCACAAGATTTACTAGCGCAACAGTTGCGTATCTCGACGCGTGCTAGTCAAGCCCAAATCGACGAGGTCGAGCGTGCCATAACACAAATGTCGTACCAAGCAGCCGTTGCTGACGACGAATTACGTCCCGCTCTTGGCAACCTTGTTCGCGCAACCGACGACGCGGCCAAAGCACAAGAAATACTCGGGTTAGCACTTGACATTTCCGCGGCAACCGGCAAACCATTAGAAGCCGTCAGCGTCGCGTTGAGCAAAGCCTATTTAGGCCAAGTCACAGCACTACAACGATTAGGCGTACCGCTCGACCAAGCAGCTGTAAAAGCAAAAGATTTTGACGCCATTATGGGCGATCTTAACGACACGTTCCGCGGTTCAGCCGATGTGTTCGCTAAATCGACCGAAGGCCGCATGAAAACGTTACGCATCGCGGTTGACGAATTAAGCGAAGAAATCGGCAAACGACTATTGCCCGCCCTTGGACGCATCGCAGACGTCGGTATACCCGCCGTGAAAAATTTGGCGTCAGCGTTTGACGCGGTAGCGGAAGCCGTTGAAGGCGCCCAAGAGGATCAAGGATTTTGGGAAAAAACGTTCAAGCGATCATTCCAAATGGCGTTCGACGTCACCGGCGGTTTCCTCGCCCGCATGGTGTTTCTACGCAACGAAACCGAAAAAAGCGCTAACTCATTCAACCTATTTGCCAACGCCGCAAACATCATCAAAAACGCCGGGCAAAACATCAAAGATGTTTACTTACCGTCTATAGACGAAACAATTAACAAAACCAACGAGTTAAAAAACAAAACAACAGAAGCAGCGCGAAAGATGCGTGAAGCGTTTGGCAACGCACGCGCCGGTGTTCGGGAAGCATTAAAAGGGTTACAAGAACAAATCTCAAACACAATTTCAAACGCAATTACAACTGGTATTGATTTTGGCTCGATACGTTCAGCAGCCAAAGACGCCGGAACAACCTTTATGGCTGGCCTAGCCGAAAGCGTGGCAAAAGCCAAAGTCTTTGCGGATCGCCTACAGCAACTTCTACGCGCCGGGCTATCACAAGACGCCCTTGCCCAAGTAGCGCAAGCCGGTGCAGATGCCGGCACGTTGATCGCCGACGAGTTGTTAGCCGGTGGCGCAGCGACAATCGGACAAGCAAACGACCTAGTCGCCGCCGCACAAAAGGCCGCCATGGACACTGGCACGCTTGCTGGGGCGACGTACTACAACGAGGGTACCGTGCTAGCCCAGCAACTTACTAAGGGCATCACGGACGTTATTAGCAAATACAAAATTAAACTGTCGTCACCCGGGCTCACCGAAAAGCAATTGAACCGGTTACGCAACCGTTTCGCGCTCGACGTCGACTTTGTTATGAGCCAAGTCCCCGCATTGGCTCAGGGTGGAATTGTGGCATCACCGACGTTGGCACTCATTGGCGAGGCAGGCCCCGAAGCGGTAGTTCCGCTTGACAAAATGGGGCAAATGGGCAACGTCACAATCAACGTAAACGGCGGCGACCCCAACGCCGTCGTCGACGCGCTACGAACCTACATGCGCCAAAACGGATCAGTACCAATTAGGGTCAGCAACCTGTACTAGCCATGCCAACCGCAAACTACGAGTTTCAGTATTACAGCACCAGCCTCGCCGCATGGGTCGACCTTAACGACATGCTTGACTATGACGTCAAAATTGGCCGCGATTTCCAGTTAGACACATACCGCGCCGATACTTGCCGGGTCACATTTTGGCTCACAACCGGTGTGTCGTTTGCTGGCCCGCAATACACCGTCAAACCGGGTATGCCAATACGGATTATCGACAAAACACGCAAAGTCATTTTATTTTCGGGTATTACCCGCGATACACAAGTTGACTATGGCATGCCGTATAACTCGGTAACCGATGTTGGTAACGCTGACCGGTTCACGGTGTACGGCGAGGGTGCGTTAGCTGTGTTTGGGCGTATGTCAGGCGACGGTTATGTCATGGCCGCGGATACGTTGAACGATCAAATTGACACCGCAGAAACAGAGTCGGGGGGCACGATTATTGCGCCGTATGATGCCGCCAGTATTTCAATGGGTGGCACAACGGTTAGCGGTACTTGGGGTGATTGGGTGACGCGTGTTGTGTTGACGTTGAATGACCGTATTCGTCAGCTAGAAAATGAGATCGAGATTGTTTCTAAATACGATTTAGAGCCATTGTCGATGTCGTTTGCAACCGTGGACGGCCCGCTCTTTCAACGCTATGACCGTATCGAGTATGAGAGTCTTGCCGATAACTATTACACGCAGGTCATTGTGCAACCCGAGGGGTTAGGTGAAGCGGTCGCAGAGTTAGGGTCTAAACCGTTTAGGACATACACGGTGAACACGGTCAACGCATCGGTGGCACAGGCCGAGGACTACGCCGACTATTTGCTGGCCAACTATTCGAGTTTGGCGGCGGGGTTATCTATGATCGGCGCCCGGTCAACTAATCAGGGCACCAATTTTTATTTGGACAACATGGGTGAAGCTGACGGGGTAACAGATTTTTACACGCAAAGCCTTGTCGGGTATTACACACAGGTAGCGTTTCGCACGTTGAGTACTGACGTCGTGATCGAGGGTTTAACCATTAGCGGAAACCCTGACGAGCAACGGTTTACGTTCCAGTTTTCGCAACGTGATCTGAACTCGTATTTGATCCTCGACGACGGCACTTTCGGCACGTTGGATAGCAACAAGTTAGGATATTGAGTTATGGCTACGCCCCCGGATTTCACAACTGGTCAGGTTTTAACCGCGGCACAAATGAACGCCGTCGGATTATGGCATTTGAAAACGGTTACTTTGTCAACCGTGACGAATAACGTCAGCGATGTTTTTTCTAGCGATTATCGTGCTTACAGAGTTGTTATAAGCGATCTAAACAATGCAAGCGGAACCACCCGTTTATGTGGCATACGTTTTCGCAATTCTTCAGGTGACGACTCTACTAGTAACTATGTGCGAATGGACATTCTTGCTTATGGCACTAATGTCGGTGCATTTGGTGCAGCAACAGCGCAAAACATAGGCGTCCTTACTTATGTGGGCGATAACACCGAAGAAGGCGGCGCGGTTACGTTCGATGTTATAAACCCAAACATTGCAAAAGCGACCGCATATTTAGGGCAGTCGATAGCGTATCAACCCGACGTTACTGCTTATGTTTTCCGTAACATAGGCGGTGTAATGCGCACGACAACCGTTTACACGGGTTTTAGCATTATTGGCGCGACGGACAATTTGAGCGGTCGCGTTGACGTTTATGGGTATAACGCACCATGAGCGATACTGTTTTAGCCGCGATCGTGACCGGCGGGTTTGCCGTCGTCGTAGCCGGTATTGGCTATTTATCGCGTATGACGCGCCGCGACCACGGGCAAACATCAGCGAAACTCGACGAATTGTTACGCGGTCATGGCCGTATTGAAGGCAAGATCGACGGGCACATTAACGATCACGCAAAAGGCGACGTATGAACCCCGCCGTCAAAAGTTATTTGCGTCACGTTGCGATCGCATTAACGCCGTTGCTGACCGTCCAAGAGTCCGATTGGCGTCACTACCTGTTCGCGGTAGCGCTGGCAATCCTCGGGCCGTTTATGCGGGCTATCGACCCGGCCGACAAAGAGTTTGGGGTAACCGATGACGACTAGATACCCGGTCAAAAAACCCGTGATACCGACTATTTGCAAACAGCAAGGGTGCGGCACGATTACGAGCCTTAAAGAGTTGCGGGGTGGTCACGGGCAAATGTTCACCCGTGCCGCCACTGACTTTAACCGCATGTATGCCGCAGCTCTTGACGCCGGGTTTGAGTTACAAGTCATCGGCGATTACCGCACATTGGCGCGCATGAAACAACTGTTTTTCGATCGCTACCAACTGGAACCGTCGGGGCGTGTACCGAAAGTGACGCGTCGCTATCAAGGCAAAACGTGGTACCTAAAAAAAGGCAAATCGCCGTGTGCGGCACCACCCGAAGGCACACCACCGAATCAGACAGGCGGCTCGATGCACGGCTACGGGATCGCGGTCGATGTCAACACGCAAGCGGCACAGCTCTTGTCGTGGCTACGTCGTAACGCCCCCACATACAACTTTTACTGGCAAGGCCAACCCACACTGCCAAACGGTAAACCCAACCCTGAATGGGAGTCATGGCACCTAAATTGGGTTTCACCAACGCCAACCACAAAAAAGAAGTAACCTAATCGCAACGAGGTTCCCCTTGTTGGACACGGGCTACCCCGGTTCGGTGCGTTTTTAGCCTTTCTCGCCGAGCCGGGGTACTTGCATTACCGGGCACAATTCCCTACCCTCGTAGATACCCGACAAACGGAAAGGCTAAACCCGTTATGACAGATACACCGTCACTATTCGACGCTCTCGCGGCCACCGACCGAGTGCGCCCGTCCGAGCGCCCACAATGCCACATGAACCCCAAACGTGTATGGCGGTCACTATGACCCCGCAACCATTACCGACCGACGTTCCCGGCTACCCAATCAACGGCGTCTACACACTGGCCCTACTCGGGTTTTGTGTGTTGGTCGCCGTCATGTATAGGAGACACCGCCGTTGAAACTACGCACACTTATCCTCGCTACCGCTCTTACAATGCCCGTGAGCGCCGTTGTAAGCCCCGTACAGGCACACAAAACCGTTCCATGCCATAAGTGGCACGCCGAACTTAAACGGCACAAATTACCCGTCGACGAGTTCTCGTGGATCATGTACCGCGAGTCCAAATGCGTCGCAAAAGCGGTCGGCTGGAACTATCGCGGCGACCTTGACCACACAGCATGCCCGTCCGGGGCGTTTCACCGTCACCGTCAATGCCACGCCGTCAAATCATGGGACATGGGACTACTACAAATCAACTCCGGGCACAACACACTCACAAAACACATTTGCGGGGCGTCCACCCGATCACGAATACTGTTACAACCCTCGTGTAATCTTGCGGTAGCGAAATACTTATACGATCGCTACGGCCTCGCCCCATGGGCAGGCAACTCAAACTGAAAGGCACAACATGGCACTCACCGCCACACTCATTCAACGACTTATTGAACGCGCAAACATGCACGACACATTCGGACGCACCGACGAAGGCGACATACTCCGTGAAGCAGCTGCCGCACTTGCCGAAGCAAAAAACGAAAAAGTCATAGGCAACATGCTTGTCGACATACTAAAAAGGAAATAACCGTGTTCAACCCCGACGACTACGAACCCGTCGCGGTCAGGCTCGACCGCTGGCTCAAAACCGCAACCGATCCCCGCGTCATAACACACCTCGTCGAATACGGCGCCGATTACTGTGTGTTCCGTGCCGAACTTTACGAAGCAGACAAACTCATCGCCACCGGTTGGGCAGAAGAACGCCGAACCGATCGCGGCATCATGTCCGGCTCAATGGTCGAAGTATGCGAAACGTCGGCTATTGGTCGCAGCTTGGCAAACGCTGGTATGGCTGGCAGCGATCCGAGCCGTCGCGCTAGCCGTGAAGAAATGCAGAAAGCGAACCGACCGGCTGCGCCCGCTCACACGAGCGGAACAGGATCGCCCCGCCCCGCATCGGAAAAACAAATAAACGCAATCAAAGCGATGAGCAAAAAAGCCGGGAAACTACCACCCGCCAACCTCGACGACATGACATCTATGGAAGCATCAAAAGCGATCGCGGCACTTAAAACGGCACTTGACGGCACCGGTTCAACCGTCGAGGAGTATTACCGAAACAAGCCAAGCGGCGGATACACAGGCGACTAACATGCCCGACAAACAAACACTCCAAGATCATTTAGACGACCTACTCGAAGAAGTATCACGGTTATACGACCGCATACACCGCCTTGAAGCACAACTCGATCGTGCCAACAAACGCGCCGAGTATTGGGCCAAAATGTACGACGAACTGACCGAGATCAAAAACGGCCAACTTGACGACGACGACGAAATAGACCTTGACGATGAATGACTACGGCCAGCGCCAACACTCATGCAATCACCACTACTGCTCCGTGTGCATACCCGAACTCTCACCCGATTACTGGCGCAAACGGGCCCACGACGCAGAAGCACGCAACGCGGTGCTAGACAAAGAAAACGAATACCTACGATCACAATTAGCGCGGTTTTGGTCATGACAACTATCGTGCTTGTCGCATCACTGACGGCAATCGTCGCAATTATCGGGGGATTACTCGACCGATGAACGAGGCACAATTCCAAGCCCAAGTGATACAACTAGCCCGAATGAACGGCTGGCGGGTATTTCACCCCAAAAAAATGCAAGGCCGCGACGGGACATGGCGCACCGCACTCACAGGCGACAACGGCTGGCCTGACCTCGTACTAGCACACCCAAAACGCGGACTTATCGTCGCCGAACTTAAAGCAGATCGCGGCCGGTTAACACAAGACCAACACGCATGGCTAACAGCACTAGCACCATGGGCCGAAATACACGTATGGCGACCCACAGACATCGACATCATCGCCAAGCGTCTAAGCTCAACGCCCACACAAAACTAAACACACGCACGCTGACGTAGGGGGTTGCACTCTGCTCGGATAACACGCGGGAACGCGGGTAGTGCCCCATGCCTACCAGCGGGGGTGCAGCGTCCAAACGACACAAATGCGAACGGTGACCGTCCTACTCGATTAACTCCGGCGACCGTGAGAGACAAACTCAAAACAGCGGGGGGACACGACCCAAGAACTCAAACACGCTACAGTAAGGCGCGAGCCCCTTGGGGGGCGACGCGCAACGGGGGGACACCCACAACATGCCCAAGCGAACAAGTGACCCGGCCTACTTGAAAGCAAGACAACAAATACTCGCAGGCAATCCGCCTTGCCATTGGTGCGGCCAACCCGCAACCGAAGCAGACCACATCATCGAACACGATCGCGGTGGAACCAACACAGTCGACAACCTCGTCCCCGCATGCAAACCCTGCAACTCACGTCGCGGCCAACGCTACAAAGCCCAACGAGACGCAACAATAAAAGCACGCCGAGAACAAGCCGTCGCGGCAAGCAGTAAAACCCCGTTTTTTATGGAGACCGACCCGCCCCCGACCCCATC